CTAAAAAGAAATAATGTCGTATCTTATTAGTAACGTACCACATTTTAAATGTTGGGTACGAAAAGAGTTCACTTGTAATCATATGAATTATCACGGTGAATATCTCCACGCACTAGCTTTCGCAGTTAATACCATACCTGACAGGTCTTTAAGTTTTCAGGTAGTCTTCACTGGGTGTACAGAAGAAGATAATGTACACGGTGGTGCTATGTGGGCAAGGATGCCTATACAAGCACTAGTAGCCGATATACCGGTAGACGAATGGGCAGAGCCAATGGATGACCACTTATGTCAGCCTTGGGATTGCGAATCAAGAAATCATAGCATCATAGTTATGGACAGGGTAAGTTCCTCTCCTTGGTTATGTAAGATAGGCAATGAGTTCTACACAGCTAAGTATATGTTTACGGTTGACTACACAGACCATGACATAGCAGATGACCCTGCACAGCATAAACAGTCACACGTAATGTATTTGTTGGATGCAGGGAAATGGACAGGCAATATAGTTGCCTTGCCAAACAATAGAGTTAGAGCTACTAGTCCTGCTTTATGGGTTACAGGAGAAGGTGCTCCAGACTTTGCACCATCACAATGGACACACTCAGCAGAATCACATGAGTCTTACTTAGACCCATCAGTAACCTTTAATAACTTATACGAGGATAACAATGGCAGCACAGGTAAAAAAAGTAGTAAAAAAAGTAATTAAGGGATTAGCTAAGGCATCCAAGTTACATGCAGGTCAAGCTAAGTCTTTGTCCTCTTTAAAACTAAGCAAGGGGGGAAGCACAGTTAATGCAGCTGGGAATTACACCAAACCTACATTACGTAAGAACATATTCAACCGTGTTAAGGCAGGTGGTAAGGGAGGTTCTCCCGGTCAATGGTCAGCCAGAAAAGCACAAATGGTTGCCAAAGCCTACAAAGCAAAAGGTGGAGGATACCGTGGATAAGTGCGATACTTGTACATGCTATGAATGTGATTGTGAAGAATGTACCTGTGACTGTCACGAAGAAGACATAGCAGAAAAAGGTAATGATTGAGTTTGTACTTGTGTTTATGATGGGATTAAGAATCGTAGATCAAACGCAAACCTTTAAAGACATAGATAGATGTTTATACTTTGCAGAACGACTACATAGGCAACCGTCTATACCACAGAAGCAAGGAGCTAATTTACAGATAACTGCATACTGCAAACCTATAAGGAAAAAGTAATGGACCCAATGACTATAAGCATTGCAGTTGGTGTAGCATCAAAAGCATTTAGTGCAATCAAACAAGGTTTTGCTGTAGGCAGAGACTTAGAGAAGATGTCAGGAGATGTAAGCAGATGGATGGGAGCAGCTTCAGATGTGGACAACGCACAGAAGCAAGCTAAGAATCCCGGTATATTTGGTAAGGTATTTGGAGCAGGTAGTATTGAGACAATAGCTCTGCAAGCTTATGCTGCTAAGAAGAAACTAGAAGAACAAAGGTATGAACTAAAGATGTACCTAAACATGACCCAAGGACCACAGGCTTACGATGAGCTACTAGAGATGGAAGGTCAGATACGTAAGGAAAGACAAGCTACAATATATAAACAACAGCAGTTAAGAAAACAGATAGGCGAAGGAATTGGATGGATATTTTTAGTTCTTGTAATAGGTGGTTTTTTATTATTGTTAGTAAGTATATTTTCTAAAAAGTCTTTTGCAAAAGAATATACAAGACAACAAAAAATACATCAAGGTAAAATAATAGAACCTAAGTACACTAGATGTTTACGCAAAAAGATGATACACTATAAAAATGGACTAGCCTGTATATACCAAGGAGCAGGTAGAACATTTGAGATAGAGTTTACAGATAAGATAATAGGATGCCCTAGACAGTATCAGTGTATATACAATCCGGGTGGTTCTGAGCCTAACATAGATGATGTAATGCAGAGCCTAAGAGATATAGCTAAGTGAGTCCGTGCATAGGTGTTTGTAAGCTACAAGATAATATCTGTATAGGATGCAATAGAACAATAGAAGAGATTAAGGAAGCCTATGAAAGCACCACAAAAATCATTAGCTAATTGGACAAAACAGAAGTGGAGAACCAAGAGTGGCAAGCCTAGTACACAAGGGTCAAAGGCTACCGGTGAGCGTTATCTCCCTACGAAAGCGATTAAAGCTTTATCTAGTGCAGAATACTCAGCCAGTTCGGCTGCTAAGCGTAAAGCAAATGCAGCAGGTAAACAAGTATCTAAACAGCCAAAAAAGATTGCACAGAAAACGAAGAGGTACAGATGAAACTAAACACATACTTGATATACTTGGACATAGCTAAACCATTCCTAAAGATTGGTAATTGGCTATACCATAAACATGTACAAGCGTTACGTAAAAAACAAGGGAGATAGTCAATGTTTGGTGCTCTTATAGGACCTATAGCAAATCTAGCATCTAGTTGGATGAGCAGTAAGGTTGAAAAGGTTAAAGCAGATGGACAAGCTAAGGTTGCACAAGCTAGAGCTAAAGCAGTTGTAGCTGAAAAAGTAGCAACAGGAGAAGTAGCATGGGAGCAATCTATGGCTGATTCTACAGATAATTCGTGGAAAGACGAATTTGCCTTGATTGTTTTATTATTACCTGCTATACTAGTTTTTATACCAAGTATGACGGAATATGTAAGAGTAGGCTTTGAAGTTCTTAACACATTACCTGAGTGGTATCAATACTTACTATTTATAGCAATTAGTGCATCCTTTGGAATTAAAGGTGCTGGTCAAGCAATGAAGATAATAGGGAAAAAATGAATTTAATTAAACTACAGGATGAAATAGCTAATGACGAAGGAGTCAAGTACGAAACGTATAGATGTTCACTTGGGCATTTAACAGGGGGAATTGGACACCTGATTACTGAGTGGGATGAAGAGATATACGCAGGTCCTATAGGAACAAAGATACCACATGAACAAGTGGATGCATGGTTTGCGAAAGACATAGAAACAACTATAAAAGATTGTAATCTATTATTCTCGCAATTTAATAACCTGCCTGATGAGATACAACATGTATTAGCTAACATGTGTTTTCAATTAGGTAGACCAAGGCTGTCTAAGTTTAAGAACTTAATTGCTGCTGTCAATGATTTAGATTGGCAGAGCATGGCAGATGAGATGGAAGACAGCAATTGGTATAAGCAAACAACTAACCGTGCCGAAAGATTGATAGCACGAGTTGATAGGCAGTTTACTAGGGAAGAAGTACCGTCATGAGTAGAGAATTAACTGAACGACAAACAAAGTTTCTAGCTGTTTTATTTGATGGAGCAAACGGAGATGTTGTACAAGCAAAGATACTAGCAGGTTACTCTGAAGGCTCTAGTACTACTGACATAGTTAAATCCTTAAAGGATGAGATACTAGAAGCCACTCAGCTTTACATGAGCAGGAACGCACCTAAAGCTGCTATGGCTATGGTGGGTGGTCTATATGATCCCACAGAGCTAGGCATCAGAGATAAGATGGCTGCAGCTAAAGAGTTACTTGATAGAACAGGTTTAGTAAAGACAGAGAAGATGCAAGTTGAAAGCACAGGTGGTGTTATGTTATTACCTGCAAAGAACGATGGATAGAAGTGTAGGCAAGTGGAAACTTCCACAGCCAACGGATTTAAAAGATGAAGAAGAACAAGAATGGGTACAGATACCACGCATAGCTAGGACTGTTCCATTTGGATATAAGTTAAATGAAGAAGACCCTGATTTACTTGACCCAATACCGTATGAACTAGAAGCAATAGAATTAGCTAGAAAATATATTAAACAGTATTCTTATCGTGATGTAGCTAATTGGATTACAAAGAAAACAGACAGAGTTATATCTCACGTAGGGTTACGAAAAAGGTTAATGCATGAAAGACAACGTAAGAACAAGGCTAGAACTCTCCGAAAGTGGTCTGAGTACGCAGAAAAGGCGATACAAAAAGCGAAAGCCATTGAAGAAGAAAGAACAGCTTCAAGAGCCTAACATACAGGAAGTAGCAGACGTAGAAGCTGTACCTGTATCCGAACAGAATATAGTATTTAAACCTAACGTAGGACCTCAGACTGATTTCCTTGCAGCAGGAGAAAG